TTCATTACTGATGTCATTGTCCTATTCTTTACCTCTTCTGCAAATACATAGTTAGAGGCAGGATAATACCAACCCCAATGTGTTACAGGAACATTAGGCTGTAGGCCGTTCTTAATCAGCACTTCATCTTCTGCATTTTCAATAAGTAGTTGATAGAAAGCCATTTCCTTTCTCATGCTTGTTGCCTTGTAGTCTTTCCATCCCCCTGTTTTGTATTCAAAGGGAACATAGCCACCGTTTTCCATAAAGATTCTATCTATGATACCTTGAATGTGTATCTTGTAATCTCTAGTCAATGGAAACTTAGGGTTAGTATTAGCAGGTATTGTTATTTCTGCATCAAACTTACCTTCGTTACATACAGGCAAATACTCATCTACCTTATCTTCGGCCTTAGCCTCTAAGAAGCGTTCTGCTTCAAAAGCGGCTACAGTCATAGATATGTCGAAGTATTCGTCAATAGGTGTTAGACTTGCACAATAATCATGTAACTCATCTGCTGACATATGTTCTGCTTTCTTGATGTCAAAGTCATCAAAGAAGTTTTCTCTATGGACATGCAAAATTGTTCCCTTACGCATTGCTTCTGTTTGGTCTTGTGGTAATCGTTGAATATAACTAAAGTTATATTTCTTAGGACACCAATCAAAACTACCTAAAGAAGATTTACTAATCTTCAATATAGGTTCGCTAGGGTCATCATAATTTTCCGGCTTCCAATCATAAGTGTATTCACTCATGCTATTTATTATTGCATTATATTTTTCATCGTTATTCAAAACCATTCCTCCAATTTAGTTTGTATTTTACCCGTTTTAATGTTAGACAAATCCCAATTCATAGCCTTATAAATTGGTTCTGCTTTCTTTATTACTTGGTTAGCATAATGTTGATAATCGGGTTTATACTTATCAAAATCAACATAGCGTGAACCTGAGACATACTCTACTGTCTTTACTTCCTTCGTAAGTGGGTTAGTATATGTTTCGTTAGACTTTACTTTTAGATACAGGTAAGAATCATCGAAGTTAATGCCATTTTGTTTGGCATGAACAACTCCTGCAATACCCGAACCTATCGAGGGTCTTCTACCTTCTAATGTAGTAAACTTAGAAGTATCTTCTCCACATTTTAAACACCACTTAATAGCAAGACATTCATGTAACTTGTGTTTCTTTCTACAACCACTACACTTTACAGTAAATCTATCTTCTCGAAGTCTGCTCCTTTTGATAATATCCTCGATAGGAATATTACCATTTAACACACTATTGTATTTATCATGTAGATATTTATTGATTTCAGTCATAGACTTTTCATTAACCCACATAGTCAATACATCTGTTTGAACTCCCTTAGCAAGTTTGGTTTCACTAACTCTCTTAGCAGTAAAACCTGTCATTACAAATTCCGGCTCGTCTAACCACTCACCGTCTTTCCATGTAATCATACCTGCATTTCTATTCTTAGTTGTGCCAACACCTAATGCTGAATAGTATTTCTCAAATTCTAATACAACGGGGTGTTGTTTCAATCCCATGACATTAGGGAAGTGTTCTCTTACACTAGACTCAATGTCTTTAATTGCTTCTTCTGCCTTTTCAACAGAATCTATTTGCACATAGATTGAATCTGTGTGTCCGTAAACTACCTTCATGTTAATCACTTATTTAGTCTTATTAAGTAAGAATGAAAATTGACATCGTAGCCGTTAGCCTTCTTGGTTAGGAACTCTTGTATCTCTACAACAGCCCGTCTAACTTTATTGGCATCTTCAATTTCTTGACTCATATCATCTAAGTCATTCTCTAATCCTTTAATCTTCATTTCTAATTTTTCTATTTTCTTTTTCATTTCTTCATTATTCATATTATCACCGTTACTATGGTTATGATGGTTATGATGTTCACGATATTTACCATCATCAATATCTTATTGCTTCTTGCTATCATGGCAAGTAAGTCTTCTAGGAGTTCATTGGTCTTGTCCATCATTGACAAATTTATCCACTCCTTGAGTTATCTCTATAATAGTCGCTTTACGCTTTAGATTCGTTAGCATTTCTATTATGTCATTAATATCTTTTTCAGTCTCTTTCCAAGTATCTTCTGTATCATACTCTATCTTTGCTATTACATATTTACTATATTTCATAATCATTCCTCACATAAACTCCGTCGCCTATTCTAGTTACTAGGTCTTCTCTTTTACATAGGTAATAACCAATACCTTGAGTATTACCAATATACATACTAGTGCCTCTTCTTTCTACAATATTATCCAATACATGATTTACTGTAAATTTATTAGGCATTTCTTCTAATGCTTCTAATATCCATCTTTTGAAAAACTTGTTCATCAAAACACCTCCTCATATTCACAAGAATCGCATTTGAGTTTAGCCCTTCTCTTGGTATGTTGTGCATAAGAATAATTTGACTTAGGCTTCAACTCTTCATACAGAATCTTTCCAACTCCACAATTAGGACATTTCATTATTGAAAACCTCCTCAAATGCTTTTATCTTATTCTTCATTCTTGTGTTAGAACTCTTATAGCCCTTAACTAATTTACTTAGTTCTTTTACTTCTTTTTGTGTCTTCTGTGCTTTACTCATAGAAGATATTACAATGTTCTTCAATTCGCTAATCTTTTCATCAAGGACTTTTTCAATAATAGGTTCTATGCCTTTTGTTAATTGATGCTGAATTTCAACTTCAATAGTGCTATGTAATACATCAATTGAGGTCTTTAGATTCTCAATCTCTTTATCCATACTTGCTATTGTTGCTATTGCATCAATTGTTTTATTAGACATAACTCTATACCTATTCTTTCCTTTCTTTCCCTTACAATCGGGGCATATTGTTTCTCTTGATTTTATAGAGAACTTTCTAAAAGTTTCTCTACAATCTCTACATACTGCTGTTGCACTCATTTTTATTCCTCATTTTTATTTCTTCTGCACATCTTTTACAATGAAACTTACCCTCAAATTGAGGATTATGTGCCAATGGTTTCATACATTTTATTCTATTCATTTTTTAGTCACCTCAAATAAAAACTTGCGTCTCTCTATTTTTCTATTGAAGCCACCTTTCACTATATTATCATAAGCCCAAAGGGGTTGAAGATTATCTAGCGACCAACATTCAGTAAAATCTTCTTCATCTAAAAACAGAAAAGAAGATACTGGTTTAATGTGGTCTATGTGCCAACTACCATAGTTTTCTAAAACCATACCTTCCGAAAACAAAGAAGAAAGATGAGTTTTTAATTCATTGCTACTATATGGCATGCCCTTTATCGGTCTGTCGGTTTTTGCTTTCATTGCTTTACTTAAAGCACTTTGATATTTCTTATTTCTTTTTTTTACAGTATTGATAGATGGCACTATCAACACATCCATATCTTCACCACACCCATTAGTATTGCACACCTTACCAAACATTGCACCAACTTCATAAAAAGAATCATCGTTAGTTCTTCTAAATTGGTCTTTACGACACTTAGCGCATATTATTTTTACTATGCTTTCATAGTCTCCCTTGTAGTCTTTTCTCTTAGTTAGATAGCCTATGCTATATGACTTTTTTCTACAATCGCATTGTAAATTTAATCGTTGTGTAAAGTCGGGTTTTACCTTTGCTAATTCCTTATGTGTCTTACAATAGAGGGTTGGGTATCTAATTAAAGTCATATTATCGTTGCTTTCAAATAAGAAAGTAAAATATTGATTTGGTATTAGATGCAAAGGGAAACCCTTGTATTTACCAAACTCCATCAAGTAGGTCAAACTTTCAACTCCGATATGTTCTTTATTGCTTTATCAAAAGAAGCCAATAAATCTCCATCTGCAAAATAAATGGTTGCTAGTACAGTGAACAATAAATCGTATTTAGGGTCGAATACCCACTTATTCTTAACAGTTTTATATTCAGAAAACTTTGGGTCTAATAGTTTATGCACTTCTTCTCCTAAAAGACTCTCCCAATTAGTTTTGGGGGATTTAACTAATTCACTCATTAATGCTAAAAACTTGTAAATATTCAAACTTCCAACTCCTTCGCCTTGAATGCGGCTAATCTAATTGCTTCTCTTGCACTTGCTGTAATGCTTGCGGCCAAATCAACATCTGCCCAACCAAATCCTTGATACGCTAGTACACCATAGAAAGAAGCCATCAATCTTTTGACAGCCATTTGATTGTTATGCCACTTAACATAATCAGTTTGATTTCTAGCACTCTTCATTCTTTTCTTGTAATCGTTTCTTAACTCTTTTAACTCAAGAACTGCTTTAGGTAATAATCCTAACTTATCAGTCTTAAAGTAAAACATTCTATCGCCTATCGGTTCGCTGAAATCTCTTGGAGTTAAGATATTAACTGCGAATGCCGTTGGTTCTTCAGTTTTAGTTTCCCAAGATATATTTCTAGCAACCATCATTGATGGATATAGACCGGCAAAATCAAATGCCGCTACATTAAGATGTAGTCCGTTAGTATCTTCACTAAGCGGGTCATAAATCATAGCCCCTTCGTACTCTTTTCTATCAGCACTCTTGATACCTGTTGGTGCTTTCCACCAAGCATTTCTCATAAAGTAAATACTACCCATATGTGAAGCATAGAAGCAAGCCTTGAAAGGTGCTTTTAGTAATCGTTGTAATGATACTATTGCTTCACTACAATAGTTAATTGCATCTATCTTAACTAATAGTTCTACATCTACTAGAGCATAATGTAAGTATGCTTCTGTGTCTTCTAACCATGCTCTACGATAGAACTCGTTAGGGTCATCAAACTTAGTATTCATTTCTTTACCTTCATTAAATAATAACTTAGAAACATAATCAAGACTTAGTGATGGTAATGTTCCTCGTTGCGAATCATTCCATTGTCTTTCAAATGCTAAGTCTAAATTAAGAGTTAATCTACCACCAATAGGCTGTTCAATTGGTGAATAGCCATCCTGTCTCTTGAAACTACAGCCATCCTTAAGTTGTTTAACTCCATCTATCTTATGATAAGGAGACATAACTAGAGGATTCAAACCTAAAGCACATGCTCTATCTAATAACTTAGGTAAGTCGAATTTTAGACCAAACCATGCAATTAACATATCGGGGTCTTTAACCATCATAGTTCCCATAAAATGTTCTATCATTTCTTTTTCAGAATTAAAAACCGACATATGAGAAACTTTCTTCGTAGACATCTTAAATCCATTATACGGGTCTTGGTTAGGAAACCATACCCATTGGTAGTAGTCCTCATCGTAATTATCATACACTACAATAGTAGTAATGCAACCATCATATTCTCCGCCTTGTTGCCACTCCATATCCCAATACCATTTACGCATATTATATTCGGGCATTTCATCAACTTCATCAACAGCGTATCTAAATGTATATGGCACATCAGCCTCGTATGTTTTACTAAAGTGCTGTCTAGCCTTATGAATATCAAAAGACTTCTGCACATATACACGCTTTAGTTTTATCCCATCTAAACTAGTCCAATCTCCCTCTTCATACTCAAACTCACCTCTAGCATATTTACTAACAGGATAGTGTGGTATGTTAGGTTCATCAACTGAAACATAGAAGTATGGCCTAAACGACACTTCTTCGCTTTTCTTAACTCCGTTTTCTCTCCAAGATTTATATATTACATTTCCATTTTTATTACTAATTATCATTTATATTCCTCAATTTGCTAAGTGTGGTGCTTTAATTATCAATTTGTTTTCCGACATAATTAACATCGGGAAATCATCTTTGACATAGAAGTTTAATATTTCATTGTCAAACAATACATGGAGTGGACTAGAGAAATCTAGCGTTGCTGATTCTCCAATGTTACCTTCTAACTCAATAGAAGTTTCAAATTTGTTTGTGTTGTTAGTAGCACTAGACATAGATAATTTATTTTTATCATGTTCATAGTTAAGGTGATATACACCACTACCAATTAACTCACATAGTTTCATAGTCTCACTAAATGTATTAGAGTCTAACTGAAACGCACCTTCAAACTTTGATTTGTTAAACTCAAATAGAGTTTCTAGGTCTTCTTCAAAGTGCGTGTCTAATACATACTGACCCATGCGATTAATAGCATCCATGTTTGGATGATTAACAACAATAGGCTGTGTAACTTTACTACTACCATTTGTCATAGTAATAATATCATTACTGCTTATCTCTACATCACCACTAAACTTCTTTAGATATTTTAGTAGTGTTTCTGTTTCTGCAACAAAGACACCATCTTCTTCACCATCAACTGTTAAATTAACTTTAACAATTAGTGAATTGATGGCATCAGCATTCCATAAACTCAATGTATTATTGTGTAGTCTAGCATAGAAATACTCTACCAAACTACCATTAGTAACACTAGCACCTTTCACATATTTTCCTTTCAATTGTATATCCGTCAAAGACTTGACAAACTCTTTTGCATCTACTGTAAATTTCATATTTCATCACCTTTTACTAACCAAGCACTAACTCCGAATATAGGATTAGCACCATAAACAACCCAACCAAACCAACATCGTTCATCTTTATTCGACTCATAAGTTTTTATTTCATTGTCCGACCAACGAGTTAAACATGGCCTGTAATATAATTTATCTCCGGTTTCTTCTTCTTCTAAGAAAGTTAATTCTCCTAGATTCTCATGTGCTGGTAGTTTCTCACTTAATTTCATATTGTTCCCTCTTTTAATTCTTTCAAACCATTCCATGTAATGTTAGGCGGTGTTCCTTGTCTCACTGTCCACTTAGAACCAACAAGTTTACCATTTGTTCTACTGCCTATCAATTCAGCAAAGAAATGTAGTTCGCCCTTAATCATTTTCTTAGAGCAGTAAATCTCTTGTTCAAGTTTACCTCCCCATTCCTTCCACATTGGTTGCATACCAACAGGCACATTATCCATGTATTTTTCAGTCTCATGTGTAATGAAGATTACATCACATTCTAAATTATAGATTGTCTCTAGTAAATAATAGAAAGCCTTGTTTCTATTACCATACTGAAACGGCATAATCTTAGTTACAACTCTAGGGTTAGGGTTTACCTTTAACATACAAGCATCTAACCATGTATCTACTCCATCAATAACAAAGATAGGCTTTTCACCATTTGTAATTGATTCTTTAGCGTGGTTGATAAATTGCAGTGACCTAGATTCACTTTCGTTAATATCAATAATATTATCTTTGGTCATAACAATTGGACAGAATACTTCTATTCTTTCAGTAGCATCATGGTGTTGATACCATGTAGATTCTACTCCTCTATCCCAATCAAGAACAAATATCTTTCTTTCGGGGAAGTCTAACGCTAATCCGGTTTTACCCGTCTTAGGTTCACCCCAAACACCTAATACCAATCTTGGTTGTCTATTCTCTCTTTTCTGCTTTAGCAGTTCTTTAAAATTTATTTTCTCTTTTCTAAAAGTCATATAATTCACCTATTTCTTCTTTATCTATTTTTATTTCTTTTCCTTTAATTTTGCCCCATGTATTGATTATGTCACATAACTCGTCACGGCTATCACAAACATATCTTGTGTCTTTACCGCCAATATGTAACTTGACCCAATAACTATCAGACATCTTTATATTCTTATTCCATGTTAAGAATTCTACTTCATCTAAATCAATGATGAAACTACCATTCTTTAACAAGAATCTATTTTCAATTAATCCTTTTCTTATCATTTTTATTCCTCATGAATAGGCTTTGCACCTAGTCGAGCATCAATTTTATTCCACAAGTTCACGCTTACACTTGCTTATGAAGAGGGGAACAACAACAAACCCCCCTTTGGAAATTAATCAAAACCAATCAAGGTCTTCATCCTCTACGCCTTCTTCTTCAGCGATAGGATTACCTACTGATTCTTCTACTAGTAAACCACTAGTATTGATTGTAATTGGTTCTGCTTCACCGTCAATAATTCGCTGTGAAGTTCTACCAACAACTACAACCTTAGAACCAATACCAAAATTGATATTGATATGTTCGGGAATCCAACAAGTTGTTGCTAAATCGCCACCGTCATCTTCTGTTAATTCCATGTCAGCCGCTTTATCTGTAATAGATATAATTCTGTTACCATTAGCAGTTGGAGTCATTCTTTGATTGACAACAGTTCCTTCAACTATAGCAAATCTATCCTTTGTCTGTTCCATCTGTAGTGTTTGATGTAGTCTATCTAAATCAACTAATGTTGTTCCGTTCTTAGTATAGTTAGCGAACAAACAAGAGGCAAAGTCGAAAGACGACATATCTCTATAGTCGCTGTTATCAGGGTTTACATCATCATTTCTAATTAAACTATCTTTAGTGGCAGTAGTCATCCCATAAATGTTTAAACCATCATCACTAGGAATAGCCTTGAAATGCACCCAATCAAAAGTTTTGGGGGCGAATTCTACACCACCTTGATTCTTGTAAGAGAAATAATAAGATTTCATTTCTCCACCATCAATACTACCATAGAAGATACCATTTCTTCTAAATTCATTTACAGGTAGTGGTTTACCGTAGCGCTTGTTTTCTGCTCCACTAGCATAGTTAGGCATTGGGTCTATCGGAATGATAATGCTACCATCTTCTAATTCTTCTGCACCTGCATTTAGAGTCTTAACCATCTTTTCAGCATAGTCGCCCTTGTAATATCTAGCAATAGTATAAGTCCCATCACCGTTATCAGTAGCAACTGCTACTAAACCATCACTCAACGCTTTGTCGTTATCTCTTAGATATTCTTCTTTCGCCTTGTTTCTGCTCCAACTCATCATATCTCTAGGAGACTCCAATGATACAAAGAAACCAAATGCGCTTTTTACTAGAGAATTAGAACCACTATTATTGTTAGTAGTTGTTCTCTTCATGTTACCTCTCACATAGTTTCTTAGTAGAGAAACAGCAATGTCGCTGTTTACTTCTACACCATTTTCTTCGCAAATCTTGACATACTTATCTACCAATTCTTCGGTAGTAGTAGCCAAGTGCTTTGCTCCTATTTCTATTTCTTTCATTATTTTTTCGTCTATATTCATATTATATTCCTCCTGTTTATATTTGTCCTACCATCCATGATATTATCACTTTAGGGGTCATGGTAGTAGAACGGTATTCTGTTTCCCCTATTATCCTAAGAAGTTTAAACTTCTCTTTGGACTCTAATCCTTCTGCCGCTAAGACAGAATTGTGTAACGCTAGACATATTTCCTTCACACTTCTTCCTCCGTACAATATGTCATGTAATTTATTCAATGTTTCATTTGGTTTTTTATTAAGTATTAAATTTAGTATTGCATCGAACTCTTTTAATGAATCCTGTACTTGTTTTCTTAGTGTAAAGTTAGAGGCTTTTGCCGCTTGAATTTCGGTAATCGCCCTGCGTAAATCACCATCTAAATCATATATAAAGCGAGCCAAATCTTCATCTGCGAAGCCTACGACTTGCTCTTTATCTAGTATGTTTTTAATCACTTCAAGAACTATCTCGTTCTTTAGTGGGTTGAATCTGTAATTAGCACATCTGCTTTGAAGCGGGAAGATAATCCTAGACTTATCATTACAAGTAATGATAAATCTAATATTACTGGCGTATCTTTCCATAATTCTTTTCAAAGCATTTTGAGCATCACTGGTCATACCATCCATTTCATCTAATAGCATTATTCTAAATGGTGCATCACCTAGCGTTCCGCTTTGTGCTACTTGTTTTATTGTAGTCCTAACAGTCTCTAGTCTTCTATCATCACTGGCATTTACTTCAAAGAAGTTATCTTTGAAGGTATCACCTAGCATAGATTTAGCAAGTGCTATTGCCGCACCTGTCTTACCTGTTCCGGCAACACCGTAAGCAAGAACATTAGGCATATTCTTTTCTAATACCCACTGTTCTGCATCTAACACAAAATGTTCTTGTCCTGCAATATCGCTTAATTTACTTGGTCTGTATTTTTCTGTCCATAACATATTTATTCCTCCGTTACTACACCATCTTTCACATTGTAGTTTTTTATTACAACTCCTTGTGGGTTTGGTGGCATTGGTAAATTCTTATACACTTCTCTTACTACCTCTACTTCTCTTATTATTTCTTTACTAGCAAGACTATCCTTCCATTGTAAGAATTTTACTTGAGGGTAGTAAAGAATAAGATAGGTGATAGGTATTGCTATGGTTAGTATTAGACCTGCTATCCAAAATACATCTCTATTGTAGGTCTTCCAACAAGAGTATTCATCCCTAGATGAACTATAATAACAACTTTGCATGTCTACGGAACTTACCATCCCATCCATCCACAATAGCATTAACCATATTGTTCCAACTGCCGTTAGGTATATTGATACCATTCTTTGATTTCTAAAGTCTCTTTCCATCATATCCTCTCCAACTTGGATTCTATTTGTTCTATCTTGTTGGTAACATCAAAGATTGTTTTAGACAATTCCATATCTATATGATGGGGTTTGTAAATATCAACCCAATCTAAGTTATCGTAAATCATTTCTATATCCTCTAGTGCCTCTAGTAATTCTTTGTAGGCTGTTAAATTGCTTTCTATTTCTTTTATCTTTTCCGACGCTTTCATTATCTATTCCTCCATATTGTTTGTTTTGCTTGATTACAGAACCCAACCTTAGCATAGTGTATTCTAAGTATCATTTGTAATTCATGAGTTGTAGGCATGCCTTTCTTTGAAGGCATACCCTTGTTTGTTTTTGCACTATACAACTTATCTTTGATTTCTCCGGTTGTCATTTCCTTATCGTTTAACATTTTTGTTATTCTTGTTTTAACTAATTTATTTTTGCTCATTCTGTCTCCTCCATGTTCTAAGCAACATACCGAACTCGGTATTTGTCATTTCATATTTAACTCGCTTAAACGCAAGCCCCTCTAAATTGACTTCTTTTAGCCAATCACTATTTACAGGGTGTCCATGAACTACTGCATATATTTCTTTATTGCTTAAGTTAGGATTTTTTTCCATAACTTTCTCTACTCTTTGTTTCATCATTTTCTTTGGCATTTTTATTTCTCCATATTATACAACTTGTTTCTTTATCATAACCGACCTCATCAAAATAACTACTCAATATGTTAGTTAATTGTCTAAAGGTTAGGTCGCTTCTTTGAGAGGATTGTTGTAACATCCTATCATATATTTCGTTAGTAGTTA